ACAGAGCGTGTCTCCAGTATTTAGCGACCTCATGGATGAGGGCCAAGAAACTTGGTTTAAGATGGCTGCAATGCGTTCGCCTGTGTATTGACCAGATGGTGATGAAGCAACAGTTGTAATGCCAGCCTGTTGCATGAGTCTAAACGCATCAGCACATTCAATATCTACATAACCTGTTTCTTGCCCTTGAGGATAAGTGTAGTTATAGGAAATTGTGTAACCTGAAAAGAGAAAATATCCAACGCCGTTATAGGTAGCCGATACGCGTAACTTACGTAGCGGAGTCAAAAAACCATAGTAGGGCGAGGCTGTGTTTTGGGGCGAAAAGTAAGATAGAGGATCAAGAACCCTAATTGTTGCAGTTCCAGCCTCATAAGTATCACGCATGATATTCCGACCACGATTGATCTTGATGCTATAAACATCTGGAGTTAAATCAACAGTTGGTTCTGGGGTTGTGGTTGCTGCAAGTGTTCCAGTGCCTAGAACGCCGTATTTGGTATCGCCAATAGTAAATGGATATCCAAATGTTGCGCCTGAAGTAAAGTCAAATGAAACGCTTATTTGTGCTGGTAATGCCATTACCCGAATGATCCTTGAGTTCTTTCAAGAGCAATGATCTTGCCAGAAAGATAGTTATTAGTTTGAACGTTGCTAATAATTCCAGTCATTTCCTTGCCATCAAGGGTGACTACTACATTTACATTTGGTGTCTGACCCATAACCTGTTGGCCCATTGCTGTATAACGCAATGTAGAATTGATAGTTGCTTGAGATTGGCCTTGAGCTAATCCTTGATCCACTATTGATTGGAATAAAGTGCCAGCGGTTGAACCACCAGCCGCGGCGCCGCCTGAAGCTGGCATCTGGCTTTGTCCTGCGACACGCTTGGCGATTGATTCAGCATCAAGTAAAGTCTTAATCCAGCCCGTAAATGGATCTTTAGCATTTGGAATACCTGAGTAATAATCAACTAATTCCTTTGTCAAGCCTTGAGCAGCAGCAATTTGACCAGCTAACTTAGTTGCTTCGCTGACGTTGCCTGTAAGTATGGCAAATTGAAGTCTTAGGCGGGTTTCATCTTCCTTAGATATTTTACCCTGAAGGGCTGCAATAGTTGAGGCCTGTTCAACATCGAATATACTTCCAGCCTTTTTAAGTATAGTTTGATCTTTAGTCGCTTTTAATTGTTTTTTCTGTACAACTAAAAGTTCAGCAGCGCGCTTTTTGGCTGCATCTTCAGCCTTTTTAGCTTGAGTATCTGTAATTGATTTAACACTACCAGTACCAAGGCCACCGCCTGAACTAAAGTTAAAAGCATTTTTAGCAGCGGTGGCAGATTTACCAGTTTTTACTAACTGTTCATATAGGGCTGCTAACGGCCCAAAAGCTGGATTTAGGTCAACTAACAAAGTTTTTAGAAAACCAAGGCCGCCGCCTGAAGGTTTTAGGCCGCCAAAACTATTTAACTTATCTAACAATACGCCAACACCTGTAATTGCTTCAGAGGTGTTGGTTGCCAAATCCATCATTTGATTTGCTAAATCTTCAACGCTTGTTTTACCACTTAGCATAGCTAGGGAATCAACTAGGCTTTTTCCAATAACTTCCTTGGCTTCATTAGCTGTGTTGGAAAGCAATTCCATTTGGCCAGCATAAGTTTTAAGGTAGGCAGCAGATGATCCACTAAATAATGAATTGAGCCTGTCTTGAACATCTGCAAAACTTGCCGCTTTTAATTCAGCTTGAGTTAAACCTAGATTGTATTTGCGAAGGCCTTTAAGGTTCCCGACGTATGCCTGTGATAAATCGTTGGCCACCGTCGAAAGTGACTCACCTGAACCGCGCGCTATGTTTATTGCATTTGATAATAATTCCTGAGACTTAGTTACGCTGCCAGTTACTTGCAACAATGATTGCAGAGCAGGTCTTAATTCACTATCTGAGACGCCTGTTGCTAAAGTAAGTTGATCCACATATTTTTTTATGTCATCTGTTGCGTAGGCTAGGCCTAAGTTTTTAACAGATTGAGTTAAACGTGATGCGGCTTTTTCATCTTCAATAAATGCCTTGGCTGCACCTTTAGCAAAATTGAGTATTGCAGCGCCGCCAAGGCTAACGCCAATTGCAGCACCAAGTTTTTTAACGCTACCCGATAATTTTGAGGCAGCGTTATCGGCATCCTTAAAAGCTTTTTTCCCAGTGAACTGGGTGATAATATCAATTACAATATTACTCATGCGGCAGTCCTCTTTAGATCAACAATGCTTGCACGATCGTTAAAACGTGTAGTTGTCTTTTCAATAGCCTTAAATACGGCGGCATTAGCGCGGCCTTGATTCTCATTCCAAGCGCGATAGATTAAGCGGCCGCGTCGTGGGCCATCGCCCTTCATCTTGCCTGAGTTGCTAATTGCATTGATAAAGTGTTGGCCAGCATCGGGATTTTGGGAATGGCTATATTTATGACCAGCAGGGCCTTTAGGGCCTACCCAATCCTGCGCGTCACCGTTTTTTAAGCGGCCAGCAATTTCATAAATAGCACCCGCGCGAGATGAGTTCTTAATCTGAAATACGCTAACAAACCCTGCTCTGTTTGATTTGGTTATTTTATCGCTGTACTTAATTCCAGCTTTGACTTCAGTTGGGTTATATAAAGGAAAACCACCCTTACGAAATGCGGAAGTTGATTTTGTTATCTTTGTGCCTCTACTAGCGCGTATCCAGCCTGTTCGAAGTCCAACAATTTCAGATTGAACGTACCCTTTAGCCTGACTTACAACAGGCTTAATGATGGCGTAAATCTCGCGACGCATTTCCTTTTCTAGATCAGGTGCATAAGCGCGAAGGGCCTTGCGGAGTTCAATGACGCCTTTTACTTCCGTTGGCATCGTTTATCTCCTTAGCTTCATCTTTAAGAGCCTGTAACAATGCTTGGAGCATTGTCTGATCTAGTTCTAATAATCCTTGCGGCGCAATCCCCAATCTAACGCTCAAGCGAGCAATTAGATAGGTGAATGGAAGATCGCGCCTTATTGCAAAGGGTCGGAGTCCAATACCGAAACGCTTTTCAGCGTTGAGATAAAGGTATCCAACCTAGCATCAACGGCTTCACCGCTCCGCTTAGCTATTTCATGAGCCAAAAAATAAACCATTGTTTGCATTTCCTGTTCGCGAAATGCTTTATGGAATCCGATCTTATAGTGCTGCTCAAATAGATATTCCATCAAGGGTGTTATTTCACCGCTTAGTTCTCTATCATCTTCAAACACGATCTTTAGTTGTGCCATGATTTTGCCCCTTAGTTAGTTGATTTAGAAACTGCCAGTTGTTGCAACTGTGATAGCGCCCGATACCTGAAAGGTGAGGCTCTGAGTTCCAAGGTCTGAAACCGCACCGTTAATAGGTGTGATTGTATCTACCAAGATTAAACCTGAATAGAATGGGTTAGCCGCTGAACCTATTGCAGTCTTATCCAACGCGCACTTAAAGTAAGCGTTAGTTGCAAAAAGTGTATTCATTGACTGAAGAACCGCTGAAGCTGCATCATCATTGATTAGATCAACGGTAATGCTGTTATTCTGGAGGCCAGCAACAAATCTGTGACCTGTATCACCCATTGCTGTAACTTCAAGCTGATCTACTGATCTTGTTAATGTAAAATTTGTTACGTACGCACTCAGATCAATTGAGGCAGGATCAGTAGCGCCTACCTTGAACCCGACTTTATTTACTAGGCCTTGGGCCATGATTATTCCTCATCTTTCTTGGTTGCTGTTTTTGGTGATGGTGTTTCTTTGATCTGACCAATCTTGATTAAGAAGGCCAAATCTTCCGCTGTGTGGTCAGTCATTTTAACTCCAACTCGTTAGACATGATAACTGCATTGTACATTGTAAAAGATCGCCTGTTGCAGCATTGAGAACGCTTGGCGCGCTTACATTGCCGATATTATAGACGATAGAGGAAGCGGCGAGCTTGCCAAAAACTGCAACCACCATTTCCTCAATTCCGTTGAGGTTGCCTTCATTATCCAGCAAGGGAACAAAAATATTTATTTCAAAGGATGCCAGAGGTGAAATGGTTATCTGTGAATTGTTATTAGGGGAAATGTAAGGATCGCTAGGACTGACCACAACCGAATTTGCAATTGGCGTTGCAGGTGGAAAACTAAACAC